CTATTAGATGGAACTGGATTCAAACATAAGAATGGTGGTAAAACATATAACATTTATAGAGAGAGTGAGTTCTTATCTATATTAGATGAAGCGTAAGTGTCTGATAATCAATCAGTTACACTATCACTATCATCACAACACATTGATAATCAATTAGTTAACAAATAAAAATTAAATTATGGTACATATTTTAGATGAAAACAAAATCAAAGAGAACTACGAAAAGTTCAGAAAATTAATTAACCAAACCTTTACAGGTGAGAGATTGGAATCTCTTAATAAGATGTACGACCATCTTGAAGATAGAATTGTTCTAACTCCAGCATCCTCAACGGAACACTTCCACAACGCATTTGCTGGTGGATACATTGACCACGTACTTAGAGTTACTCTAAACGCAGTTAAGGTATTTGATTTACATACTGAGTTAGGAATTGGTGATGGTGGATACGATAAGGAAACTGTAATCTTTACAGCCCTTCACCACGACTTAGGTAAAGTTGGTAACGCTGATGAGAGTTGGTATATCCCAAATGATTCACAATGGCATGTTGAGAATCAAGGAAAGATTTACAAAACCAACCCATCAATGCATTGGATGAATCTGAATGATAGAACATTTTGGATGTTGAATCATTTCGGAATCAAAATCTCAGAAGTTGAATACATAGGTATCAAACTTACTGATGGATTATATGATGAAGCTAATAAAGAATATTATATCTCATATAATAAAGATAACGCACTAAAGACTGGATTACCATTTGTAATGCACCAAGCTGATATTATGGCGGCTAGATTCGAAAACGAAAGATGGATGAAGATGAAGCAAGGTGAAGTTACTACAAAGAATGTGGGTGGTAGACCGGCTAAGAAGCAAAAATTAGAAAACGTAAAAATGCCAGAGAAGATTGATTTTAAATCTATATTTGGTGAAGTAGAAGAGGCTTAATATGGAAACAATACAACATATAGTTTTACCGTTGGTAATAATATTTATCTTACTTTATATAGTATGGAACTTACTCCGTAAAGTTGAAAAGTTAGAAGATAGTATTGAAGAGCAGGATGAAGTGTTGGATTCTGTAGAGAACTCTGTAAAAAGAGCATTAGCTAGAATGAAAGAAGTAGATAGAATTGGTTCTTTTGAAGCTGATGATGAAAGTGGTTTCGTATTTAAAGAAATACAAGCTGCATTAGATAAGTTAAACAATGAAATAAACCCGAATGCCTAAAAAAAGAAGAAAAAGGAGTAAAAGATATTTTACCAAAATCACCGAAATCGCAATCAACGCATATAATGGTTGTGATGATAACCAGCTAAAGAATAAAATCTATAATAGATTCATTCATTATCCATTTGATAAGTTAGCAGAAAATGTAATCCACACTTACAAAACATATTACTTTGATGTACCATATGAGGATGTAAAAGCAAGTGTAGTTGCATTTTTGAATGAAAAGATTCATAAGTTCAATGGTGAGAATGGTAGAGCATTTTCCTATTTCACAGTAGTAGCAAGAAATTATTTATTCAATGAGAATAACGCAAACTACGCTAGGATGAAATCAAAAACTGAAGTAAAGTATATTGATAGTTCTCGTAATATAGTAAATGAGATTGTAGACCAAAATAACAAAGAAGCAAAATCAGATTTTATTGACCACTATACAAAATACATAGATTTCCATTTGTATGAAATATTTTTAAAAGATAGAGATAGAGCAATAGCTGATTCAATAAATGAATTATTTAAGAACAGATATGATTTATATTCGTACAATAAGAAGGCACTCTACATACTTATTAGGGAGAGAACGGGTGTACATACTCAGTATATAACAAAAGTAGTTGGTAAACTAAAAGGTATTTATGTAGAGTTATATACCGAATATAATCAAAAAGGCTCATTATCTCTAAGATATAAATTAAAGGATAGTAATGGATAAGGATACTGAATTATTTAAAGGAAAAACATTTGCAGATATTATGTCTGATGTTTATAACAATTCTAAAAAGAAGGATAGGCAACTAAAACTTCTTATCGCACAATTAGAACCATTAGTAAAGAATCTACAAGATGCGACTGTTATTGTTCCTTTGATTAAAGAGTATATGGAAGTATCAATTAAAAACGATGAACAAATTGTAAAGTTAGCAGCAATTGTTCAACGAATGTTGAAAGATGCTAACTCATCTGAAGAAGGTGGGTTATCTTTATCCGAAGATGAGAAGAAACAACTTTTAGAAAACGCAAAAGCGATTGATAATAAAATTGATGCCCTAAGTAATACAGAAGAGGAAGAAGATTAATGGCTCGGCAAGGTAAGATAACAGTAGCTACTGTTAAAAGAATAAATCTTAAAGATACTGATGTAAATGAATTATATGCAATTCAAGCATATACTCAAACTACAGTTAACCAACAAATAAAAGCATATCCAATGGATATGTCTATGAGAAGGATTCCATTGATTGGTGAAACTGTTATTATAATGCAAGGTGCATCTGGCGAATCTTCACCCGATAAACGAAATTCTAATACAACATATTATTACCTCAACCCAGTATCAATACAAAAGAATCCTCACAATAATGCATTACCAACTTCCAAAACACTTATTTCAGCAGCATCAGCAGTAGCAGGATACGCAGCAGCGGCCGCAGGTATTCCGGGTGTTAGTGGTGGTGGTAGTAGTTCGGAGTTAGGTGCAGGATTTTCCGAAAGAACTGATGTAGGTTCTGTACAACCATTTATCGGTGATGTTCTTTTAGAAGGCAGGTTTGGACATTCAATGAGATTTGGATATACCCCTAAAGGAAGTAAAACATCTGAGAAACCATCGTGGAGTTCATCTACTGATAACGACCCAATTACTATTTTATCAAATGGTAGAAAGAGTGGTGGTTCTTATAATAAGTTTATTATAGAGGATGTTAATAAAGACCTTTCATCTATATGGTTAGGTTCATCACAAAAAATAAAATTAACACCAGCCCAAAAAGGTATTGGTGGGGTAGCGAACCCATCATCGTATGGTAAACCTCAAATCATATTAAATTCGGATAGGGTATTTTTAAATGCTAGAAAAGAAAATGTTATTATAGCTGCAAAGAAAGATATCATAAACGCAACGCCGGGTTGGCAAATGGAAATGGATAAACTATTCACATTAATAGAAAAGTTAGCTAGTGAGTTAACAGATTTAACATCAGCTAAAGCAACATATGCAACTGGTGTTGGTCCGACTGGACCTGCTACTAACGCTAGTAAGGTTTCTAAGATATTGAGTGATATACAAAAAATGAAACAATAATATTATGCCCGCACTTTGGCCCACATTCATACCAGCAGTAGGTAATTACCTTAATTCTGCTAAAGAAGGAAAAACTCACGATGAAACCGCAGAGAAGATAGCATCGGAGTATCACAAAGCAGTAAAAACCGCTAATACAGTTATTCATCCAGGAAATCTACCATTAGTTCAAGCACCATATCTTCCGATTAAGATGGCTATTAAAAAAACATTAGATGAAATAAGAAAATCAGAAGGTAGACCTAAACTAAAACATTTTTCAGATTGGGCAAATGCAACATCAAATTATTGGTTAGCAACTACAATGTCCCCAACACCATTCCATCCAGTTAATATTGGATTATCAACTGGAACGGCAGGAGTACCCGCCCCGATATCACACATCATAAACAATGGTGGAGTAGTAGCGGGCCTTAAAGCAGGATTGTTAACGGCATTTACACATCCACCATCAAAGATACCATATGGAATTCCATTTGCAACTAAATTAGCAAATGCATTTACAATTCATTTAACAACAGTTGGTGGTTTACATACAGAATTAGTAACACCTGGAACACCAGCAACACCACTCCCACCATTTCCATCGCCACAACCTTGGGTTGGAATGGTGTAAAAAGAAAGTTTTTAATATTTATATATAAAGCAGAAATTATGAAGGCAAAAGATTTAGCACAATTATTGGAAGTAATCGTAAGAAAGGTAGTTCGTGAAGAACTAAAACCTATGCTTAAAGAGATAAAGAATTCTCAGAAACCGATTATAAAAGAAATCAAATCTAAAAAGGTTAAAGTAGACCCATTGGATATTGATATGGGTAAGATTTTAGCAATAGAAGAAAATAAAAAAACATCTAAACCAAAATCATTTGTTAAGAATGAAATGTTAAATGAGATGTTAAATGATGTAGCTCAAAGTGGTGAGTGGAAAAACTTAGATGCAAATCCATATACATCCAATCAAGCGCAAGGATTTGTGCAGGGTGGTTCTATGGTAGCAGCACCAGCGCAAGATATCGATGGTAGACCTGTTGATACATCTAATCCTGAAGTGGCTAATGTGGTGGGTGCTATAACAAAAGATTATTCTCAATTGATGAAAGCGATTGATAAGAAAAAGGGAAGATAGTTAAATGGCTAAAGAAAGAAAAACGTTTTTCTATAATCCAATAGATTTTGAAAAAGATGTAGCAGTTGGTGTCAAATTACCATTTGGTAAACCCGACGGATTATTTGCTCTAAGTTATACAACAGAAGAACAGGCAACATCTAATCTAAAGAATCTATTATTGACCAGAAAAGGTGAAAGACCATTTCAACCTGAATTCGGTTCGGATGTGTATTCTTTGCTTTTTGAAAATATAGATTTAGACTTGAACGAAAGAATTTCAGATACTCTTTCAGAAGATATTAAATTTTGGTTACCTTATATAGTTATTGACAATATAGATGTTCAAACAGAACCTGATAGAAATTTTGTAAAAATTCAATTAAGGTTTAGAGTTACAGAGCAAGGTGCGAACCAACAAATAATAGTGTTTTATGATTCAGCTGGAAGTACAATAGAATAGGTTTAAGATATGGCAAACAAAAAGAAATCAGATTTAGTACAAAAGGATGTATCGTTAATCGGTAGAGATTTTGGTGAATTTAGAAAAAACTTAGTTGAGTTTTCTAAAAATTATTTCCCAAATACATTTAACGATTTTAACGAATCATCTCCTGGTATGATGTTTATGGAAATGGCATCATATGTAGGTGATGTATTATCATTTTATACAGATACACAATTAAGAGAATCTCTATTAAGTACAGCAGAAGAGAATGTAAACTTATTTAATATTGTAAACTCATTAGGATACAAACCAAAAAATATTATACCAGCATCTGTAACAATGGATGTATTTCAATTAGTACCAGCAACTGGTGTTGGTGATGATGTAAAACCTGATTTTGATTATGCTATGGTTTTAAGTGAGGGTATGATAATAGGTTCTACTGATTTTACTGATGTAGAATTTACAACAATATCTTCAGTTGATTTTTCATTCTCATCATCATTTAGCCCAACTGAAGTATCAGTTTATCAGATTGATGAAAGTACAAATCTACCTGTTTATTACTTACTAAAGAAGCAAGTTAAAGCTACAAGTGGTAAAGAAGAAATTAAAACATTTGAATTTGGTTCACCAAAGATTTATGATAAAATCAAAATCGAAGAAGATAATTTAATTAGAGTAAAAAGTATAAAAGATTCTGATGGTGATACTTGGACAAGAGTTCCTTACCTAGCACAAGATACTGTGTTTGAACAAATAGATAACAATGAGGATAACTCAACATACTTACATCAGTATAGTGGTGATACTCCTTACCTATTAGAATTAAATAGAGTTCCTAAACGATATGTAACTAAGTTTGAAGATGATGGGATATTACAGATTTGTTTTGGAGCAGGTATCTCATCAAACGCTGATGAAGAAATCATTCCTAATCCCGATAATGTTGGTTCTGGTCTTTATACAGAACATCAGAACTTAGATTCATCATTAGACCCATCTAACTTTTTATACACAAAAACATATGGTGTAGCTCCACAAAACACAACTTTAACTGTTACTTACTTAGTTGGTAATGGTATTAAAGATAATGTTCCTGCTAATGATTTGGTTGATGTAATATCAAGTACTACTGAATTTAAAAACGAAATAAATCTAAATACAAATGTAGTATCATTTTGTAGACAATCGTTAGCTTGTTCAAACCCAGCAGCTGCAGTTGGTGGTAAGACTACAGAATCACAAGAAGAAATTAGACAGAATGCTATGGCATTCTTTGCTGCACAAAATAGAACTGTAACTAGAGAAGATTATGTAATGAGATGTTACGCTCTTCCACCACAATTCGGGTCAGTAGCAAAAGCATATTTAGTTCAAGATTATCAATTAGAACAATCTAAGCAAGATGGGCAGTATATTAATACTGAGATTCCAAATCCATTAGCATTAAATTTATATACTTGTGGGTATGATAATCAAAAGAATTTAACACATCTCAATGCTGCAACTAAATACAATTTAAAAAATTATATTTCTTATCATAGAATACTAACAGATGCAGTAAACATAAAAAATGCACATATAGTAAACATAGGGTGTAACTTCGAAATCATAGTTATGCCAGAATTTAACTCTAATGAGGTGTTACTAAGAGTTATTGATAGATTAAAGGATTATTTTGATATTGATAATTGGAGAATTAATGAACCAATTAATTTATCGAAAATTTATGTTGAGATTGATAAGGTAGATGGAGTACAAACTGTAGTAAGACCTGATAGAGATGGAAAGGGTGGATTACAGATAGTAAACAAATTTAACGGAAACTATTCATCAAACAAATATAGTATATTAAATGCGACTAAGGGTGGTATTATATATCCACCTAAAGACCCATCTATATTTGAAGTGAAGTTTCCTAATCAAGATATTAGAGGACAGGTTGTAACACAACAATTCTAAACGAGGATATAGTATGATTTATAGAATATACGGACAAAAAGATACTACAATTTACGAATTGAATATTCGTAAATCTCAGAACACTGGTTTAGATGAAGTGTTGGAAGTTACCAAGTTCTTCGATGAAGATTCAAATACTGTATTTACTGGCAATAGTAGAATACTTACACAATTTGATTTAACAGATATATCACAATCAATTGTAGCGGGTGATATACCAACCTCTTCAATATATCAACTAAACTTAACATCACTTGATGCTAATGAAGTAGAAACTGAATATACATTAGAAGTTTATCCTGTTTCACAGAGTTGGTCTGAAGGTGCAGGCCAATTTAACAACACTCCGATTAACCAAAATGGTTGTAGTTGGGAAAAAAGAAATTCAGATAATCTATGGGGTGTGGGTTCTGTATCTATACTTAATGGTAAAGATGTTGAAACAGCTCCAAAGAGTGGTATTGTATTGTACGAATCATTTGCTGAGGGAAGTGGTTCGGCATTTCTAACAGAATCTATTAATGATTTCAATGGTAACGCACCATTCGCATCAGTTGTTAACGAACAATTAGTTATATCAGCATCAAACTTTGCTGGAACTACATTAGTGTTCCCAGCATATCTACAGAATGGATTTACATATGGAGTTCAATTTCAAATAGACCCTAACTCATTTGATGATGTTGCATTTAGAGTTAAAGACCCTAATGGTGTTTTAAAGAATGAAGGTGATTATGAGGGTATGGTGGGTGCTATAACAACAGCATCTACTCAATCATTTGATTTAAACGCTACAGTAACTGGAGAGCATGAATTAAGATTTACATTCTTTGATGGAAGTGGTGATGGTTCTTCAACAACAGGTACATTTGATGAAGTATATGTTTATCAAAAAGAAGGTAATCTAATTGTATGGGATACCTTTACTCAGAATGAAGGTAACTTCAGATTAAGAAACAGAGTAAACGATTCTTTATCCAATAGTGTTAGAATGTTCGCATCTGAATCTTTATTAAATTTATATGCTGATAATGGTGGAGCAGATGCACAAAACTCAGTAAATCTGCAAGCGGGATTAGAATACTCAATATCAGCATCAATATCACCTGGTGATTTTGATAAAATAGATTTCTTAATATATGATACTAATGGGTTACCATTAAGAACAGGTGTAACAAACCTTACATCATCATATACTGCTAACGCAACACAATCGATATCATTTACACCAACAGTAACTGGTGATTATATATTCGCATATACATATTACAATGCAGCAAGTTCACCAAAGAGTGGTTCTATAGATGATTTTAAAATAGAGTATTCAGGTTCATTGGATTCGCCAGAGATAAGTGAAGCAGGTTTCATTTCAAATTCGGGTGGAGCAACTTGGTACACATCATCAATTAAGAATAATAAATACTCTCAAACATTTACCAAATCAACATCGGACTTGAATGTAGAGGTTACTGCTTATGTACAAGATATGTTAGATGGTGGGAGACCTAACGATGGATTCCTTATTAAAAGACCTACCTTAGAAGAAAGTGGTTCTACTAAATTTGGTTCATCTAAGTTTTTCTCAAACGATACCCATACAATATATGTTCCTACATTAGAAGCTAAGTGGGATGATTCAGTATTCGCAACAGGTTCACTTACAGAACTAACGGCTGATGATATTACATTATATATGAAGAATCTCAAAACCGAATATAAAGAATTATCAAGAGCTAAATTGAGAGTTGTTGGTAGAGAAACATATCCTCAAAGAAGTTTTACGAACTCAGCACCATATAACCAAATTAAATATCTACCCACAACTACTTATTACCAGGTTAGAGATGTAGAAACAAATTTAGTGTTGATTCCATTCGATACAACTTATACAAAGGTAAGTTGTGATTCAGTTGGAAACTTCTTTGATTTTAGATTTAATACATTACAACCTGAAAGATTTTATCAATTCGAATTTAGAGTTGACCGAAATGGTAATCAACAATATTTCGATGGGTTTATATTTAAAGTGGTAAGATAATGGCAGTAGATAATTCACCAACTAATAGCGCAAATCATTTGAACATAACAATTCAAAATGAATCTGAAAACTATCGTAACATAAGACGTAATAGTTCAAATCAAATTGTGTCTTATCCATTATCTGAAGAAGATATATCCAATGGGTTGGATGAGTTTGGATTTAAAAGAATACCAGGTTCAGTTGGTATGTTTAACAAAACACAATATGAACGTATTATACCACGACTATCAAATGAATTACTCGTAACACCTGTTCAGTTTGAAACTCAAATAATTGAGCAGAACAGAGTGGATGAGGCAAAGATTTATAAAGCAGTACAACAATCTCTAAGGTCAGTAAGAGGTACAGAACAACCAGAACCTGAAGATACATTTAGTGGTAGATATGAATTAACAGGAGAAGCCCTTTCACGACGAGATAAGAATCCTGGTGAAATTGTAAATAGCCAAAGAGAATTTAGAAATACTCACTTTGGTGGTATTAGTTTTCACGATGATGATGTTCGAAGTGCAACTGATGGTTATATTACACATAAAGGACGAAAAGAAATTGTATGGGATAATAAAGTATATGGGCCGGAGTTACAACAATATGGATATAGGGTTACTAAAGAATTAATAGAATCAGGAAGAAATCTTTCAATTAGAGCAGTAGTTGGTGCACAAGTCTATCATCCTAACGCAAACATAAACTTTTATGCGGGTATAATGAGAAAACGTCCTGGTCGTACCAATGAAGAAAATTCAAAAATAGTAGAAGATGGTGGTAGAACGTATCAAAACAGTGAACTACCACATTGGCCAATGATTGTGTTGGAATACGAATTACTAAACTCTCAGTTACAAGAAAATGATTTGTTCCAAGTAGCTACAGTTGTTACTTCTAGGAATGATGGGAATTTCATAATGGGTGATAAATGTTCGTTTGAGGTTAATTGTTTATTACCAAGCCAACCAACAATCCAATACCCAATAAGTACCAACACTGGTGGAAGTTCGGGTGTTTCAACATCAAATTTAGCAAGTAGTGATTTAGCAGAAGCAGATACATCAAACGACACAAGGTAAGATATGGCTATAGATAGATTTCAAAATAAAGATATTTTAACTACCTCAAAGGTTCCTGTAGATAGTGCGCAAGTATATTCCTTAGATGATGTTACTAACTTAGTAAACGATGGAGCAACTTTTACAAAAGTAGAATTACAACCATCTGATTATGATACATTCTGTAAAACAGAAGCACATATATACTCAGCTGATATATTAGTTGAATCGTTGACTGGTATGATTCAATATGAATTAAATCAAGGTGATGACCCGATTGAAACAAATATATTATTAAGACCTGAAATGCAAGTTAGGCAGACTTCATTAGATACAGGTTACTATAGTATTGTTTATAATTTTACAAAACCTCTTACAAGTGAGATGAGGGTAAAAAGTATTAATTCAGATAATACAGAATTAGAATTAGAGTTTGTAAATCCTAATCATATATTAACTGAGCTAAAATCTTTTATTGATAATCCAATCGTTGACCCTAATAATCAGGATAATATATTACAACCAAATTTAGTTTTAAATTTCGGTGGTAATGAACTTGCGTTAGTTACGGATATAAGTTTCCAAAACAATCCAAGAATAGGGGTACAGACAGGAAGTATCCTATTTCCAACAGATTCATATGATGGGTTACCAACATTCTTCGCACCATCAGAACAAGAATCAGAAAATAATTTTTGGATAGAATTTTACTCTAGTAAACAAAACAATGCATTTGACCCACCTGCGGTCATTCACCAAACAACTGGTAGATTTGCAAAAGCTAAAACAACATTCGATGAAAACGGAAATCCTCGCTACGAATTAATAAAAATTGAGGGAACTGAAGATGTAGATTACTACTACGATGAAGCTGTAGATGGTGCACCAGAAGAGAAAATATACCCAATATCAATTCCACACCATTCTCAATACTTTAGTGGAACACCCAGAAGTGGTACGAGGTGGTCTAGTATTCCACGTTCAGCAAAAATTAGATACTATAATCCAAACTATGAGGTATCAGAACTTAAAACTGTAGTTGTAAAGTTATACCAACCATTAGCCGATGGTCTATCTGGAAAACAACTTATGATTGAAGAAGTAATAAGAGATTCTTACATCGAAAGGATGTTACTTTACAATATTGAAACACCTGAAGAGCAAGCAAACTTTTCACCACCTAACTTTAAAATCGATATGGGTAACTATGGAAAATCCCAAGGTACTGATTTAAAAAGTTGGAATGATTTATTAGATACAAACCTATCAACATCGCAACAAATTATTGATAAGTATATTAGTGGTTCATTTGGTGGAGTAAAATTAAATGTGGATTATACGAGATTTAATTCATTTGTTAAATACTCATCAGCAGTTGAAAGAGTAAACAATTTAAAATATAAATTAGAATTAATTGAATCATTTGATAAAAGAATTAAAACATTAGAAGATGTAAGTGGTTCTGAAGCATTAACAAATATATCACAATCAATTGGTAGACGTGATGCGGTAGTAAGTGGACTTGATGGTTGGGAACGTTGGATGTACACCGAATCTACAGGTTCATTATATACTCATTACACATCATCAGATACTCCATTAGAGCCTTGGCCTAAATCAAGTACATATCCAAATGTAAATTATAGCGTTACCTCATCGCAAGGTATAGCACATTATAATGGGTTAATAGATTCAGCAAGTATTCATGACGCAATGAATGATGCGAGGTTAACAAAAGTAGTACCAGCATCAATCGTAGAGGACCCGTTAAACAAAGAATATGTTTTATTCGTAGATATGATTGGACATCACTTTGATATCACTTGGTCTTATATACACGCACTAACATCTATCAACGAAAGGGAAGAACATCCTTACGATGGTATGCCAAACGAACTTCTTTATGATGTAGCAAAATCTATGGGTTGGAAATTAACGCATGGTAAAGATACATCTAATCTTTGGGAGTTTGGATTAGGAACTGATAAATTCGGTAATGTACCTAATAGTGGTTCACTACCATCTAAATCACACGAAGATATTAACAACGAAGTATGGAGAAGAATTGTAAACAATATCCCATACCTTCTAAAAACAAAAGGTTCAGCAAGAGCAGTTAAAGCATTAATTGCTACATATGGTATTCCACAAACATTCTTATCAATCAGAGAATATGGTGGGCCTGTAATTGAGCATGATGTAAGACCTTATTGGGAGCATGATAGATTTGTTTACCATTTAAGAATGGATAACAATAACTACATTACAGTTCCTTGGGATAAAGTAGCAGATATAAATCCAGTAACATATGAAATCAATACTAACACTCCTGGTAATGGTTCAACTATAACTAAAGTAGTTACAGTAGATAGTGGTGTATTTAAAATTGATGGTGTAGCACAACCAACATTGATATTGTTAGCTGGTAACACTTATAAATTTGATGTGAGTGATTCATCAAATGGTTCACATCCATTTAGATTCCAAAAAGCATCTGATAATTCATCTTATACAACTGGTGTTACTGTAAGTGGAACGCAAGGACAAGCTAACTCATATGTTCAAATTGTAGTATCAAACTCAACTCCTAACTTAAAATACTATTGTACTGCTCATAGTGGTATGGGTGGTAATATTACAATCAATGTGGGTGGGCCAAACCCAATTGATGTTATTGAATTACAAGTAGCTCAAAACCTAAACAGACATACTGGTGTTGTTCGTAAAGGTAGTGATTTCGCAGTATTGTTTGAATCAAAATACCCAAATGATTTTTATAATAAAAAAGGTAACATACATTTCTACCTAAGTGGTAGTAGTGGATACAAATCAGCATCTATATCAGATGTAAATATATTTGATTCTAATATGGGAACTCTTCTAATAGAAAGAGAAACATCTGGAAATGATATAACAGCAAATAATGTTTACAAATTACAATATAGAAGAAACAGAAAAGATAGAATCCAAGTAAGTAAATCAGCAAGTATATCAATTAATGGTTCAACTGAATCATCATATAACGCAGCTTGGACTGGTAGTGGTGTTGTTGAATTTGGTAATTCGTTTGGAACAATAAGTGGCGCTCCAACGTTATGGGGTAGTACACAACCTATGAGTGGTTCTATTCAAGAAATAAGATATTGGGCTGAACCACTAAAAGATATTGTTATTGATGAACATACTCTATCAAGAGAATCTTATCATGGTAATTCTGTAACCTCATCTTATTTTGATTTGAAGTTTAGATTTATTCCCGATTCTAATTTAAAAACAATTAGTAATCCTGATTCACACCCATCACAACACCCTAATCAACAAATAACAGGTTCGGTAAATGGTTCTCATTTAACTGCATCGTTATTTAATTTTGAGAATGATGATTTGATTGGTGTTACTGAAGAGTATTACACAAAAGTTCCATCAGCAGGCGCTAACAACATCCTTAATAATAAAGTTAGAACTGAAGCAAATCCATTGACCGGTATTCTTAATACTGAAAACAAAATGGAAAAATCACAATACGATTCAGCACCAGTTGATTCAAATGTGGTTGGTGTTTATTTAGCCGCTACTAGAATGTATAATGATGATATTATAAATCATACGGGATATTTTGACATTGATGATTACATTGGTAATCCAGACCAAAGAATTGGATACACCGAACAAAACGAAGAATTAGATTATATCCGTAGACAGGTATTTAAAAAATATAGTTCTAGAAACTTAATCAATAGTACGATTGATATTCTTGCTAAATACGATATGTCGGTATTTGAACAAATCAGACAAACAATGCCCGCTAGAGTTGATTACAACTCAGGTATTTTGATTGAACCACACATCTTAGAAAGACCAAAAGCTAAATCATTAACTAAGGTAACTCAAACAAGACCTATGTACGATGCACACATTCCAACTATGGAACGACCTATAACGGCATCTAAACATATATTCGAAACTGAGGTTACAAATTCATATAGTTTATCAGCTGAAACAGAACAATACGAAACTGAGGTTACAAATTCATATAACCTATTTGGTGAGGAACTTTCTTATGAAGGTAACTCTATAGATACATCTACATTGATGGTTATTTCATCACAAAAAAGTGATTTAGAAGATTTAGGTAATCCTCAGGTTAAAGATATGTACGCACCATCTCAATACAAATATATAATACCTGTTTATAAAGCAGGGGCTAATGTTGGGTATGGTTTAAATTGGAACACAGGTTCTAATGGTAGTTGGAACTTCAATCCAATAGCAACAACTATTGAAAATAACAGACCAGCTCAGTACGCTAAGGCTAGTAAGTTATTCTATAGTACAGCCGCATCGGCATCGATGAATATACCAAACTCATCATCATTAGTACCGGCTGAAGTATCAACCGATGAATTACCATTGGCAGTACAGAATCTTAGATTCTTAGGGTGTAAGATGACATCTGATTCATTAACTACTAATTCACCTGATACGCCTGATGGGAAACCTGTCATTGAAATATTCAAAGCAGACCCTAACGTATTACTATACACATCAGAAACTGCAGCCGAAGGAAACTTAGATGTAGATACCGCAACTGGATTAGATATACTAGATGTTAAAGATTTAGTTGTAGATGATGATATTTATTGGAAACGACTGCAAGAATACAGAAGAGAGCTTAGAGAATTCAGACGTAAGATTGAAAAGATGATTGAGATTGAAGATGCTAGAGCAGAAGAGTTCGATTTAAGATACAAAAAAGAATTACAACTAAGAGAAGCTGAGATGTTTAGAAGAAAAGAATTTGATATAAAAAATGGTTCACCTTTTTAATGGATAAGTAATGGCAAGAAGAAATATAAGATTTAGAGATAGACGAGATAAAGGTAGATTAAACAATCTAATTGAAAATAGATTGAAAGACCGTATGTCTAAACCATTAATTAAAAATCCTAAAAGGCCTTTAGAAGAAGCTACAAAGATTTCTAAAATTATAAAAGAACCTGAAGATATAGTAAAAACAGGAAAACCTTTAGAAAATAACAAACTGATTGATAAAAACGATAAAGCATCAACTGATGAGTTAATCAATTTAGTAAAACCATTACCAACAAATGATGGTGATGTAAAATCAATTGTATCTGCTATATTAAATCCTAAAACTACTGAAATAAAAGTAGACCCAATATTGGATACAAAAGATTTTAACGAAGAGGATAAACGTAGAATCTTCGCTGAAGAAAAAGAAAGAAGAGCAATTGAAGATGAACGATTCAGAAAGATTCAAGAAGCTTTTAATGATGAAATTGAAAGAAGAGAAACATTCAGAAAAGAATTAGAAAGAATGAAGCTGGAGTTCGATTTATATTTAAAAGAAAAATATCCTGATATCGTTGGTGAAAAATATATCAAAGATGGTGATATTGAAAAAGCAAAAGCTGAAGCTGCTAAAAAAGCTGAAGAGATACGACTTAAAAAACAAAAGTTAAAAGAAAGTATGATTAAGCGTGTTGAAGAAGAAAAGATTCGAAAGCAAAAAGAAATTAGAATGGTTACAAATACCAAAACAGAAGCAAACGTTTCAACTTTTTTAGAAGAAGAGATAATTATAGAACAACAGGAGAAGAAAGATAGAAATCCTGAATTAGATGGTTTGAATGAAGTTCAGAGAACCATTAAAGAGGTTAAAGCTATGGAAGTTAGATTGGGTAGACCAATCGTTCCTCACAGAGATATTGTTGAAAGTGAAGATTCGGATTTTGATTCTGAAAGAGCAACAAAATCTACAGATATATTAATTAAACCATCTCAAAAATCTCCATTTGAAAATTATGAAGAAAAGAGAGATGTATTAGAAGTATTAAGACAAACATTATCTAACGATAGAAGTGAAGAAGATTTCATTGTAAAGATGGATAAGGAAGATAGAAAAAGTAGAAGATAATAGAAAATTATAAAAGTTAGTGTAAAAATATTTTTTTTAATATTTATATAAGAAAACAAATTGTAAAAGGGCAATAATATGGGATATTTAGATAATTCATCAATAACAGTAGACGCTATTCTAACAAAGAAGGGTAGGGAGTTATTGGCAAAAGGTAGAGACTTCTTTGTAATCAGTCAATTCGCATTGGCAGATGATGAAGTAGATTACGAACTATGGAATCCAGCACACCCGCTAGGTTCAGACTATTATGGAATCATAATTGAAAACATGCCGATAGTAGAGGCAGTAACAGATGAGAACTACTCATTAAGATATAAGTTGTTAACACTTCCAAAGAACACTATTAGAATCCCAATTATTCAATCTAACCCAAGCTCAATTAGTTTAGAAGAAGGTGGACAACAACAATCTGTAACTCTTACTACTAAAAATGGTGGTAATACTACGTTAGGATACACTGTTACATTACTTAACTCAGATGCGGCAAGTATCGTTGGTGATGGAAGTGGTATCGCAAACAATTCAGATACTGTAGGTTCTAACGAAGATAGAAGAAGTGTTACTATTAGTACAAATTCATCATTTACAATTACAACTAAAGTATTAGCAGATAATACTGATATATCAACTAAGGTATTTGTTGTTGGTAATGAAACTGGTGGACGTACGGAAATTGATTTAACTGTTACTAACAATCCTGATATTTCAGTAGGTAACACATTAGATTCAACATTATAAGGATAATTTAAAAGGGAATAAGATATGGCAATTTTACCAGCAGGTTCGTTTAATACATCAAAGAGAGTATATACGGCATTCAAAGTAGGGGATGTTGTAGAAGGTGGTGTAGAAAAAGTGACCAGAGGTCTATGGAGTGGTAACGTAGGAACGTTAACTACATTCTTTACATCTTCTGCACAATCATCTACTCAAAAACAATATTATTATGAGATTTTTGATAAGATATCAACAGATGCTACAGCAGAATCTCAGTTTTCAGTAACATACGGACACAACCAAGGTAGTGGTTCATTAGGTCAGAATGAAGATTCACCTTCAAATGCCATCTATTCTCAGTACGCACAAATCCTACTTCCAGATAATCAAAGAGTATTTAAGTTTAACAACACAACAACTCAGCAGATTTACGCAATCAATATGAACAGAGCTAGGTTAAAGGATAGACTTGATCCTGGTAACTTTGAACTTCACTTAGCTAAACTTACAGGAGCATCAACTCCAGCAATACATGGTGATAACGCAGTAATCTCATTGATTGATAATAGTGGTGATACTCAACAAGCAGCAACACAAATTGGTAGAGTATATAGTTTAGTTTCAGGTTCTATTTTGGATGGAGTTAATAATACTACAGAATATGGTTCTGTATATCCTGAGCAGGGTGTTATTATACTAAACGCAGATAAGTTAGATTTAGCACAACTGAATTTCGGTACTGTTAAAACTTCAAACACAAATGGTGATAACGCATTTAGATTATTCACATCTATTAGTGGAGCAGCTGCAATTAACGCAAATCACGGATTCGCAGCAAGAAACGAAGAAAGAGTACAATCAACATTCTATTTTGTAAGAGCTAAGAATGGTGAGTATAACTTCTCAAATAACCCATCATATACAACTGGTTCAAATGGAGCATTCAAACAACCAACGTTTGCAAATAATCCTAAATCATATATTACAACTGTTGGGTTATACAATAGTTCACAAGAACTATTAGCAGTGGCTAAGTTATCTAAACCAATTCTAAAATCATTTTCGAATGAAGTATTGGTGAAAGTTAAGTTAGACTTTTAAATAATATTTTAAGAACGATAATGAACACGCATGGCAACAGCTTACAAACCAATCAACGGGGGTGGTATTCAATTACGACCATTCAACACCCATAAAAGGTGGGTGGTTACCGATTTGAATTTTAGGCAAGACTACTATTCAACATCAGTAATAAAAGGTATATCCCCAAACTTTGGTGAAAAGATAAATGTTTCAGAATCGATAAGTTTACCAGCGTATAGAGAAACAGACCAGTTAGATAACTCCAACTCCAACTCAACAGATTTCCTAAAACTTAAACATCAGAAGGTTGTATGGGCTAGTTTAAATCAAATGTTTTTTAAACATAGAGCTAGAACAGAACGAGATTTATTTGCAACCGCATCTATATTTTCTGTACCACATAATAGAATGGGTGATGGTATCAAACCCGGTACAATTGAAATAGTAGATACCTCAGTTACATCAAGCGCCTTAACCAACATAACAATTAAAGATGTAAAGTTAGATGAGTATCATGGTAAATTAATTGATACTACATTACCAACTACATCATATGTTCCTTTTGGAAATTTAATTGGATATTGGGGATTCAATGATGAGATTACTGATAGAGAAGCTACGTTTGATAGAGTAATAGAAGATAGAAGTGGTTACATAAACAATGGTGTTGGTAAGAATGTAAAATACATAGATGGTATAAAGACAACAGGACCGACACAATTACCATCTGGAAAAATGGTACAATTCAATGGTTCGGATTCATATGTGTTAATTGATAACAGACCAAATTATAAGTTTTTCGAAACCAACAACTACTCAGTATCGGTATGGACTGTATTACCAACATCTCAATCTGATGATAGTGATAACACCAATGGAATAGTATCCAAAAGAGGTACAGAAAAAGATTATGGTACTACTAAGATAGGCCATCAAATTCTTAGAAGAAGAAACATTCAAAGCCCTATCTTTCCGCTTGATATAGAAGTATATAATCAAGAAGCAGGTGCTGATAATGGTAAAGTTAAAATAGCATTATCAAATGGAATAACACCAGTAACGGCATCATCTACAACTAAAATAAATGATAACCAAGCACATCACATTTGTTTTAACAAAACAGGTTCTAAATTAGAATTATGGATTGATGGTGTAAAAGAAGAAACTGGTAATTTACCAACAAGTGGTAGTATTGATAATATAACAATGAGAGGAATCTCTAATACATATGATATATTATTAGGTAGTAGATTTATATCCGATGGTGGGTTTGATAAAACATCAAACTTTAATAGTTTAAGTGGTTCTTTAGATGAATTCCGTATGTACAACAGAGGATTAACAGAATCAGAAATTAAAGGATTAGCAAACAATGATTTCGTAACAGGTTCAGCATATCAAACTGATACTGTTGGTGAAGTATTTTACAATCACGGAATAATGGTAGTATCAGACCCAAGACCAAAGTACAGATATATTTGGACTGGGCAGAGTGGTATATGGAACTATGGTAACGAAGTTGATAACGAAAATGATGATGTACCAAACTCATCTGAATATGGTTGGTTAACAAAATATAAATCATCTAAAACATTACATGAATTAAATGTATTATGTGAAGTTGGGGCGGATGAATTTAATGTATCACAAAATCCAACGTTAAAACTAAATAACGATTCAGAGAGTTCTATAATGAAAGGATTCGTAACTGGTTCTGATTTTAGAAATTACTTTACAACAATTGGGTTGTATAACCCAAATGGTGATTTAGTTGCGATTGGTAAATTAGCATCGGCAATTCAAAATAGAAGTGATGTGGATATAACTGTTAAAGTTAGAATGGATATGGATGGGCCGTTTGGAGCACCAGGCACTGGTTCTCTAATGAGTGGTAACACTGCTACAATTACTGAGGTTCAATCAATAAAAGAAAATGGTGAACTTACAAGTAAATATGTTTGGGGTAAATTAGATAGACCTGATATTTTAGTTGATGGTGATTTTGGTGAAGCATATGAACCACCTATTGATGGAAACGCTAATATGGATTCTCCTGATGTTTTACCACATGGTGATTTACCACCAGATGATACTGAAGGACCTCAAAACACTAAAGGTAACCCAACATCACCAAACAATCCAAAAGACCCTAACCGAAATTATGGTGGATATACAAAATAAAAAAAAGAATAAGTTATGAATAAAAAAGGAAATTGGTCTCACATTCAAAAGATGAAAGGCCACAAAAGTGGGTTGGAAACTCGCATAGATGAACAACTTAAATCGCAAGGTATTGATGGTGAATACGAAGAGCATGAAGTATCATATACAATTCCAGCAACTACTCATTCTTACAAACCTGATTTTAGATTACCTAACAATATCTTTATAGAATCAAAAGGGTGGTTCTTACCTGAAGATAGAAAGAAGCATTTACTAATCAAAGAACAGAATCCTGATATGGATTTAAGGTTCGTATTACAATCTCCAAATGGAAAAATATAC